TATAAGGGAATTGTAACTTTGTCGCGCTGTAACGCAAAAAAGCGCCAGTTTCCCAGCGCTTCTCAACCAATTAAACAAAACTATCTTATGAATGAGCAAAGATAAGTGAAATGTCCGTCTTTGTCAATGGTTTGTTAAATTCTTTCAACATTCCTTTCGTAAACTTTCCACGAATCGTGATTGAATCTTCAGTCGTTTCACAATCGAAATAACGTTTCTTTGGAATCCTCGATTCGTCCGTCACCAGTAATGGCAAAGGATGTATTGAACGAAGGTATTCACTGTCCATTTGCGACCACCAGCGGTCGTGTTGATTCAAAGCATGAATAACACTGGAATGATTCAGATTAAACATTTCACCGATTTCACGCAAGCACAACCGTGAACGGCAATGAAGGATGTTGATAAGATAGTATCGTTTGTAAACGACTTCGCGTTTTCGACATGGTTTGTCAAGGTTGAATTCAGCGATTAGTTCTTTGATGTCTTCGTTCATAATGGTAAATTTTTAAGTAATTTGTAAAGGACGTTAACGACAATTGAATTTCCAGCTTGTTTGTAAGCTTGTGAATCGGACACCGTCCATGTGAACGATTCAGGAAAGTCCATTAATCTAAAGCATTCGCGCGGTGTCAAACGACGGATTTTGTAATCATTAAAGACACCTTGTGTTGATGAAGTGTCAATCGTTTGCGCAACGCCATGACCAACACGACCACGCCTTGTGTCCGAACCCGGATGGGCAAGCGCAATTGAATCACCTTCGGTTGCTTCTTCGTAACCTTTCGCGGTTGCTGATTTGACTTTGATTCCTTCACCATGACCAGACCACAAAGTCGGTGAAATTCCGTTTTCATGATAAACATTTCCATTCATTCCATTTCCTGAAGGATTTGTGTTCCCTACTTTTATAATTTTTTCAGGTGCTGAATGGATCAAAATTTGTTTTGGTTGTTTGTAATCTGTTGCACGCAAACAACTCATTGCTTCACCATTTTCACTTTGAATGATTCCCTTTTGACCACCTTTGTTTGTGTTTGCGATTTCATAATTTCCTTTCGTTTCAAATGTCAATGATTCAAGCATTTTTTCACTCAAAAAATACTTGTCATCAACCGAATCTTCAAGGACGTCTTTTAATCGTTTCGTTAAATGTTCTTCGACTGGGAATCGAAAGTTATTGTCATGGTCGTCACGAATTCCAATCAAGAAAACTCGTTCGCGGTTTTGTGGAATACCATGATTCTTCGCATTTAATACATCGTAGTGTAAATGATAAGGAACTGAATCTTCGTGTGGAAACAAAACAGCGTTGCCATTCACGGATTTGCCACCAAGTAAATTCACCCATTCATTGAATGTATTTCCGTTGTCATCGAAAAGCAATCCTTTGACATTCTCAAAAATAAAGAATCGCGGTTTATTCACCTGAATGAATTCGTGTGAATTGAAAAACAACACACCACGTTTGTCATCTTTTCCAAGACGTTTTCCAGCCATGCTGAACGCTTGACATGGCGGTGAAGTCATGTAAATGTCCAAAGATTCGGACGGAATTTCACGGTCATAAACATTCATCGGATAGTATTCAGGTTCACCGTAGTTGTGAATAAATGTTTCGCGAGCGAATCGATCCATGTCACAAGCGAAGATTTCGCGATATTGAACGCCTAATCTTTGAAGTGCTTGATTGAAAGCGCCCACACCAGAAAAGTCGCTACCTACTTTTATCGTTTTCATATTTTTTCAATTACAAAGTGACCGTAAATGTGTGTTCCAGCTTTTCGGAATTCGTTCATTTTCCAGCGACAAAGCGCTTTGGTTGGGAATTCGTAAGATTCCGACAGCCGTGATTCATAGAAGTAAAGTAGTTTATACATTGCTCAAAAGTTTAATTTCACATATTTTCAAGTAAAGCTGGACGTTGAACGAACCGCCTTTGTCGTGTGTAAAGCTTTGACGCGACCACCATCGAATCATTGTCGGCAATGTCATTTTTTGTTTTTTAGAATTTGTCTTCATTTGCTTGTTGAATTTGTTGTTGTTCGTGAATATACCAGTTCCATTTGTCTTCGTCCGAAATGAATTCATGCGCACCGAATGTAAAGGTGTCTTCAAGAATTTGTCGTTTGACTTCGTGTTCAAGTTCTTTCCATTCATCTTCGTTCAGGATGTAATCGATTTCGATTTCACCGATTTGTTGTGTCGTCCATACGTCTTCAAGTTCGATGTCAACATCGGTGATTTCAAGGTCGTCACAATGTACATTCGTGAAGCTGAATGAACCTTCACCGAACTTGTCGAAATCGAATTCAAAGGTGAATGAATAATTGTTGTTGTCGAATGTTACTTTCATAGTGCATAAATTAGATAAAGTGATAAAATTGCAAAAATCGTCATTAAGGCGGTGAACTTTAATAGTTCACCGAATTGCTTCAAAATTTCCTTTCCTTCTGAATCAAGATTTCTCATGGTTTTTCAATTTTAAGTTTTTCAATTAATTCTGCAATAACACACCACCTTGTAACGGCGCGTTTTGTTCCTTGGTCATTGTATCCGAAAGCTTCAAACATTTCGTTTCGTTCCGTCCATAGTTCTTTTTCAAAGTCTAGGATTGTTTCAATCATTTGTTCTTGGTTCATTTTGTTTTTAATTAAAATTCATAATAAAATTCAGTATCATATAAAGAAATCAATTCTTTATTAGTTAACGAATTCAAATACTTGAATTCATAACCTCTTTCATTCCAAAGTTTGTGTTTTAAGTTTTCCATTTTGTTTTGTTTTAATTGTTAATACCTGACAAAGATATAAAATGTTTCATTCGTGCAAAACTTTTCACACAAAATTTTTCAATTATCTACAAATTTAGAATGATTCTAAATAATAATTAAGGGAATAACCTGAATAAAGTCCGCAAAAATAAGGGAATAACCTTAAAACAAATGTGTCAATCGAGCGATTTGACCGTGTTCCTTGTGGTGAATGAATCCTTCAATCGCCTTCGGCGCGTGTTGGTAGCCATTTCGGTGGTGCCATGAATCCGTTCCTGAAGGTGAACGCAAAGATTCAACCGTCACACCAATGAAATCTTTTGACATTTTGTGGTGAACGTGATGTGTGTACACATAACGATGTTTCGTTTGTGACCATTCAGCCGGGAATTCTTGTGCCATTAACAACGGTAAGTCATGAAGCTTCGCGCCGTCGCCATGTGTTGTTCCGATTAAACTTGTGCCGTATTGAAAAGCTTTTCGATGTGCGATTGAACAATCGAAAGTGATATTCGGACAATTCCTGAACCATGATTGAATCACGTCCGCAAGGAAAAAACCATTTGTGTAGTCGTGGTTCGAAGGATTGAACGTGAAATGAACGTCCGCAATCGTCACCAGCTTTTCAAGAATTTCAACGTACAATCGTTTCGCGTTCAAAAAGTTTTCGTACCACATTCCATCGGTGTCTTGTGGTGTTCCAGCTGTCGTTTGTCGTTTAGGTGTGTCGATGTGAAGAATGTCGTTGCCACCAATGAACAATATCTTTTCAATCTGGAATCCACTTGACTTGTCCAGTATTCCTTGAACACCTTCGTGAACGCGTTTGACAGCAATTTGTTGATTGTAATCTTCGCCACATTCAAAAGACGTCGCAAGCTTTCCGATGTGAACGTCCGCTGGATCAATGACAAGTAAATGACCTTCGGTTGATTGTGTTCGTTTGATTGCTGGATAAACTGGTGAATGTTCTTCAATTGCTTTGAGAATGTCAACCTTCAAGTTTTCCAGCTTTTTTGATTCTTGGTTTTCGAAGTCAGGATTCTTAAAAAACAAGCTTGTGTTCTTTGATTTCAACCAGCCGTGTTTGACGGTCTTCAGGTCGATGTCTTGTTCATCGCAATTTTTTTTAATTGCACGATATTGAACGACAACATCCATTTCGTCAGGTGTCAATCTTGGTCGAAATTTACCCATTAAAATTGTTTTGTCAAGACAAGCTTGAATAATTTTGGCGAAAAGATACCAAGAAAAAATGACAACAACAACAACCACCAGTTAATTCGGTATTTCACGACTTCATGATTCTTCGTGATTGTCTTTCCCTTTATGCGTTCAATCTTTACGCGTTCCTTATATTCGATTCGTGTCTGGAATCTTGTCTTCGGAACATACACGTTTCGAAAATTGATGACCGTGTCTTTCGTGGTGATAAATTTTTCCCAAACAATCGAATCAAATCGAATCACCGGGAATGAATCAAGCGTTGTGATTCGAATCGTGTCGGTGTCTTGAATGAACTTTGCGCCATGTTTAAGCGCTTTTTTAACGTGATATTGCGCTTTCCTTTCGGATGAACACGAAACGACGGCAAACGTGATTAAAATGGCGTAAATTGTTTTCATAGGTTCTTTAGCATTTCAATTAATCTTGGACATGGATAAACGTCGGATTTGTCTTTTCGCACCGAATTGTGTGTGAAGATTCCTTTTTCATTATTCAGCGCGTTCAAGTCGATGTTCCAAATGGATTCATTGTAGTCCATAGGAATGTCATAAGTTTCGCAAAGATAGGTGACAAGCTTTCGTGTTGATTCGATTTGTTCGTCGGTATATTTGAACCAGAACTTGTGACCTTTGAAAGGTTGTTCAAGTTCAGTCACCATTGACGAAAGAACAACCCGGTTGACATAGTTGTAAAATTTTCCGTTCACTTGTTTCAACATCCCCCAGTTGGTCAATTCAATTCCGATTGATGTCTTGTTCAGGTCACGAAATGGAATCTTGTTCGTCCTGAAGATTTCCGAACCAACGCCCAAATGCCACGCCCAATGTTTTGAACTGAAGCATTGAACGATTTCGCCACGTTCACCAATCACAAAAGCCGTCGCAATCTTTGAAGAATTGCCATTCCAAAATCGCGCAACGGATTTCGCGTCACCACCACCAGCGGTGTGATGAAGATAAACTTGTGTTTTCGGATGTTCTTCAGCAATGAATTGTCCGGGTGACAATCGTTCCTGAATGATTGAATCGATTTGCAATTTATTTGAATTCATCCATTTTTTGTTTTGAACGTGTTAAAAATATCTTGAAGGATTTCATGATGTCTTTGCCAGTGATATCGAAATAACTTTCGTTAATTGATTTGATTTCAACCATTACACAAAAGAAAGTGAACGCCTTGGTCAATACCAAATCAACCGAAACGAACATTCCAATAATGTCGGCAATCACAAACTTTTCAAGGATGAACACCGCAACGATTCCACCTGAATAAAGCAATGATTTGGAAATCGTACTTGACAATCTTCGCGAGCGAATTGATGTCCACCCCCCCAAATGAACGCAACGCCAAATCCCGAAGACCATGTCAAGCCAAATGAAAAGAATCGCAATGCAAACCAATGGTTTAACTGGTGACAAAATGGATAAAAGCGAAAGCGCGAAAAGCAAAAGTTTATTCTTCATTGTCGTCTTGTTGTTGAAAATACATTTCGGTAAAAATTTGGTAAAGGTTGTAAAAAAACAAAGCGAATCCCATTGCTTTCAAATAATAGGATTCTTCAAACCACATCAAAAAAGCAGTGATAAATGAAGCAATGAAATACATCAATCCAAGTTGGCGAAGGTGGTTGTGTTTAATCATTGCCGAATGAATAATTGTCCATAGGAATTTGACACCAATCTTCGTTGTCGTAAACATTCATCGCGATGTTCATTGTCCAGCCAGCCGTCACGTCGTGTGAACGGTTGATGAATGGTTGCGTCGCCATTGTTCCAGTAACGTCAAGGAAATCTTCAAAGCGCCATTGCTTCAAAATGACATGAAGGTCTTTGCAAATCGAAAGACAATCGGAATGAATTTCGTTTATTTGTCGATATTCCTGAATGTTGTATTTGTCCGCGATTGAAATGACAGCGTTGACCTGAACACCGAAGTCGTTGATTTGTCCCGGTTGTAAGGTGACAACCATTAAAGGAAAGTCAACCGCGTCGCGTGACACCGCGTCAAGAAAGTCGCCTTGAAAGAAGCTGTTTATTTGACGGTGTTCCGTTGCAATTATTTCGAATTCCTTCATTAACTGGTTTAGCGTTCTTTCCATTCTTTAGGTATTTGTTCAATTTTTCAATGTCTTTTTTGCTTGGTGTGAACCTTTTGGTCATACAATCCAGTTTAGCGGTGAATAACCAGTGTTGTCCTTCGTAACTTTTTCATGACACATCGAAGGTGATCCACAACAATCAATGTATTCAGGATAATTGTCGCCGTTGTCGTCCATTAAGAAACCGATTAAACGTTCCTTGTAAAATTGTGCGTCCTTCAAAAGTTGGTCACGCAAGACGTAAGTATCTGGTGTGTTATTCGCTGAAATGTTTTCGTCGTTCACACGTCCGACCGATTTGTTTGTCAGCTTTTCATTCAATAGTAAAGCGCAACGGTAATCAACGTAAGCGACCAAACATGGCACGACGTAATCATTCATCAATGTCAGGTAAGTAGGCGACCATGTATTGTTTTGTACGCGCAACAATAACGCTTTGTAAAGCGGTGTTCCCAAAGCTGGTTGAACGTGGATGTCTTGACTTCGACGAATCGCAACCGCGAGAATTTTCGTGTCGGTGTTTTGGTGAATAAGACCTAATTTTTTCAGGTTTTCAACGCTCAATAGGTAGTTCATTTGTCTTTTCTTTTAACGGTTCAAAAATAAATTTTCCGACTTGACCTTTTATGATTTGTGAATGGTCATTTTCACCTAGTAAAATTTCTTCAGGAATACCGTCAGGGAACGCTGGACATCCAAGAATCCCGTCAAAGTTTACGCATTGAAAACAAATTACGTCTAAATTTTTACTCATTTCTTTTTCTTAAAATGTATATCTACTAATTCACCAATTTTTTTCGCGTATTTCGAAGGATTGGAATTTAATTTATATTCGGTAAATCCTTCAGCGAGAAATTCATCAATGTTCGTTGCTGAATACTTTCCTAAATAAACTTTGTTAAGTTCTTCAATGTCATTGTTTTTACGCAATGTGGTCAAGTCCTTGTTGTATTCTGCACGAACTTGTTTCAAATTATTCCAAAACGTCTTTTGATTTGCGTCGTTGCTAAATGAAGAAGCCACTTGACTATTCGTTATGACATGGGCGAATTCATGTGTCAATGTTCCAAGTTCAAAATTTTCAACATTAACCTTTGGTGACCAGGATTCAATCACATTTCCAAATTCATCAACGGAATATCTTTCACCTTTTATTGTGGATTCGGAATTTTCATTTCCAAGATTGATTGTTTTTATTTTGTATCTTCTCCCTTGAATTGTTTGTTCAGCACCTTGAACCACTTCACCAAGAACACGACCGCGTGAAGCAAATTTCAAGCTTATTTCATCTTTGAATTCGTTTGCGACTTGATATTCTTCAGTTAAATTTTTTAATTGATTCAATCGTTTTTCAAAACTTTCCTTTGATATTTTTGAACTGACTTCAACCTTTGCTTTTGCACCGAATGTTTCTTCGATTATTTGTTGCGCTAATTTTCGACCTTCAGCAATTGTATTGATTGTAACCGTTCCGACTTGAATCAATGGTTCTTCAGGTTGTGTTGTTTCAATTGAAGGTCGTTTGATTGCGATTTGTTGAACCCATTCGTGACGACAAAATGGTGTTGTTGCTTTCGTTTCTGGATTCGTGTACCAACCGCCACGATATTTCCACACATCGCGTTCAACACGAACGGAAATGTTATCAATATCTTGACGCGTGTACGTCCGATTCAATTCAAGCAATTTTTCACAAAACGCACGGGATTGCGTAATCGGTTCGGGAACGTTTGGTCGTGTCCGATAAGCATAGCGAATTTCGAAAGCCGGGGATTCGCCGTCCCCATCTACTTTCCCCCCGGTGTCGTGCCAGTTATTCGACCAATCGTTTCGAAAAGTTGTTCGTGACGTTGCTTGACTTCTTCGTCTGGTGTGTTCCATTCAATCGGAACGTTGCCAAGTACAATGTAATCTTCATTCGATTCACCGAATTGTTCAAATACTTTTATTTCGTCTTTGCTGAATTGATTGTTGTGACATGACTGAACAATCGGTGTCGGTGTCGCTTGAACACCAACAATTTCACGCGCTGTTTTTTCGTCAATTGTAGGGAATGAAGCCAACACAATCGACAACGCGCTTTCGGTTGTCAAGATTCCTTCTTTAATCTTCGCGACCACATCAATCAATGAAGCGATTTGTGCGCCATTCAACGCGCTTTTCGCAACGTCAACAGCTTCGACAGCTGGTTGTCCGTCGGTTGTTGGTGCTTGTTCGATTGTTGCGTCTTGTGGTAACGGATCAACGTCACGAAGTTTTACTTGACCAACATAACCACCAAGTTCAATCATTAAATTCAACATCCATTCAATTCGTCTTTGCTTTGTGTTCACATAAGTCGATTTGAAAATGTTGAATAAGTCATCGCTTTCCGCTGAATTGAATGAACCTTCAAGACGTACACCAAACAATTGTGGTGAAGTAATTGCGTGCGCCACAAGTATGTTTTGTTGAACGCTTTTTTCAGTCGCTAAATATCTTTGGTCAAGGTTGTTGCCATTCAACGACATGACCGTCGGCGCTTCATCTTGTCCATTTGAGAATGTCAAAATGATTTCACCAGCGTCTTCGACCGATTGTGAACGACCTTTAACGTTGTCTTTCAATCGATTCAATTCTTCGGTTGTTTCCGGGTACCCTGAAGGAAAGTTTATAAGCGTTCCTGATTTGAATCCATTTTGCAATTCGTACATATGGAATTTCGAAATGTCAACGTCGGTTTGAATCGCGGTTATTCCTCCATAATACGACGGCTTCGGATATACCCCCAATTCTTTTCGACCGCGAAGGTGCGGTTCCTTGTAATATAAAATAAATGAACCAGTTCGGTTGTCCTTGTCGTAAGCTGGTAAAATTCGAAGGTTCGTTTTTTCTGGTGATTGATTCAACGCGAGCCAGTCGTCCGAAATAAAATAGGTTCTTTCATCAACCGACGCGCGAATCATGTCAATGGGAATATGTTCCCAAAGTACAACCTTCGTTTGTTCCTTGTTCCAAGTTCCTTTGATTGCAAATCCACCGAACAATTCTTGGTCAAATGCCATGCGTTCAGCGATTTCATTCATGTCGAAGTCCGACCATTTGTTGTCGATGAAAGGTTGAATCATTCCTGAAACGATTTGAATACCACCCCCAGCAATGTAGAAAGTTTTATTCTTTATTATTCCTTGGTGATAAGCTGAACCGTTGTAAAGGTCAACCAAAAAAAACGGATAGTCGTTCTTTTTTCCCCATTTCACGAAACCAAGTGAACGGTCTTTTTCTTCTTCAGGTTTGATAAATTCTTTGCGAAATGACAAAGACGTAATTTTGTTATTCATAGATGTTAAAGTATATCGGTGAATCGTATTCGTACGAAGGTGAATCCGCTTCAATCACATGAGCGCGACCAGTTTCAACAAGTCCTTGTGATTGCGCTGGATCAAGATTCGCTGGTGAAGATTGTTGGTAAATGTTGTAAATGTAGTAACCGTCGTAAATGAAATTTACATCCACGCCGTCAATCAATACGAATTCATCGTATCGTGGAATCCCTTGTGAAATGTTGTTCAATACACACGTTTGAGTGTTGAACGATTGTTCATGAATGAATTCAAACAAGTAATTCGGATTCGGAATTGTTGTCATTTCCGTCACCGTTACCACCAGCGGTGTTGTTCCGTTTCTTTGTATTTTTAACATTTTCTTTTTTTACAAGGTTCGGTTTTTCAAATTCGTAAATGTCCAAAATTCCTAATGACAAATAAAGTTCACCTTTGTCAGCTTCAATTTTGACGTATCGTTCAAGCGTTGGTGACCAACATTTGCAACCTATAAATTCCTTTTTTAATTCCATGCGACTAAATTAAACAAAAAAAAGGGACGGGACAACGCCCATCCCCTTAAATTTGTGTAGGTTACAATTAAATAACTGGTGATTGTTGTCCTAACAAGGTAGCGTAAAGAACTGAAGAAACGTCAGGAACTTCGTCGTTTTCCATTCCACGCATTACAATCACATGACCTTTTCGGTCGCTTTTCAAGACACCTGAAGTGTATTCGTTTGCGTCCGCTACCTGAAGACCTTCACCAAGACCAAGTGCAACGATTGTTCCGTCGGCGTTTTCCACCAAACAAACACATTCGTTTTGTGCAAGTAAGTGAATTTCAGCGCGAAGTTCTTTTGAATCGCTCGCAAGGATCATTGAAAGTTCGTGTTCGTACCACAACGTCCCATTGTTTTTGTCAACACGAACTGGTGCGGTGAAGCTTGATAAATTTGACTTCAATTTGTAAAGGAATGTTTCACCAGTTACGGTTAAAGAAGTCAATTCGTTTGAAGCCGAAACAACAGCACCTGAAGTTGAACCCAAAGGAAACAACAACACACTTTTGATTCCGCCTTTTCCGTTGGTACACGTCCTATCGTTATACCCGGTTGTCATGTTACAAGACATAATTTTTTATTTTTTTAAGTTTAACAAATGGCGCACCGAAATGCGCCCTTAATTTTGTTGATTATAGACCTTCGAATGTTCCCACTTGGTTCAAGAAAGGTACTTGAACACCAGCGCGGAATTTAGAACGTAGGAAAATTACATCGTCATCGAATGAATACCATAAATCGTATGATTCGAAGTCACTTGAAAGGTCAGTTCCAAAGAAGAAATGTGAAGCGCGACCAGTGTAAATCTTTGTCGTTCCGTTCAATCCGTTTACTTTAACCACTCTCATGTTTGTTCCCGGTAAAAGCAATTCGCTCAAAGTCGCGATTTGTGTTGGATTGTAGTTGTAAAGGTTTAAGTCAACCAAGTTCTTCAATAAGAAGTTGAAATTCTCACGACCAGTGAAACAAATGAAATCTTGTCCTTCAGCGATGTTCGACGGTGTGTTTGTGAACGCTTCGTAGAAAATATCGAACGCGTTGGTTGCATCGATTGACGTTGCACCTGAAGTGTTCAAGTCAACACAACCATTCGCAACGGTCAAGAATTGATTGAATCCATTCATGAACGCAAGGTTACCTGAACCAGTCACTTTGTTACCTTGCCAAATTAATTTTTCAAGTTCAAAAGCGTGAAGTTCCAAAAGGTAGTTGATTAAGATTTGCTCGAATGGCAACGTCTTGTCTTCAGCCATTGCACCCGGACGAAGCGCAAGTTGCGTCCAGAATCCAGCCAAATCCTTTTGACAGAATCTTTTCAAATAACCAATTGTTTCAACGGAAATTGCACGATCCGTGAACACGGTGTCACCTGAAGGAGACATTGAACAATCACCAGTTTGATACACGATTGAATCGTTAAGTAATTTAAGTTCTTCGCTTCCTTTGATTCCTTGTTGAATCGCAATGTAAGAAAGCGTTTGCGCTTCAGTTACTGAACGGTGAATTAAATCTTCTCTTTGCTCGTCAACGTATGGTTGAAGACCAGAGACATTGTAGTCGAAATTTGTTTTAACGTACTTTTTAATAGACATTTTATAGGTTTTTGTATTGTTTCAAAAATTGTTGTTTAGCAGTCAAGTTGCCAGCTCTGGAAAATTTTTCGTTTTCTTTTGTTTCGTTCGACGGCATTGCCTTGAAGCTTTCGAAGTCAGCTTTCAAAGACGCAATTTCACTTCGAAGTGACGCGTTGTCTTCGGAAATACTTTTCAAGCTTTCAACAACCGCTTCGAAAGTAGTTGTCAAGGTTGAAAGTTTTCCATTGATTATTCCTTCAATTGCTTCAGCGGACATTGATTCTTCGACCGCTTCAGGTTCTTCGCTTGAAGTCATTTCGTTTATCTTTGTAATCACGGCGCTTGCAACGTCGTAAGCTTGTCCCATTTCAAGACCAAGTTCGGACGCGATTATTTCGGTCACACTTTCTAATACTTCAGGTAAAATGTCAGCGGACACCGCTTCAAATTCAGCGCTTGTTTCTTCGGTTGTTACTTCTTCATTTCCACGTTCGTCAGTAACCGCGGAAATAAATCCGTCAGCGTCAACCGTGATTGTCACACCAGTGTATTCACCACCAAGTGCGTGTGTTCCTTCAGGTGCTGGAATACGACCTTCAGGTGTTACGATGAAAACTTGTTGACCAGCTTCAAGAGAATCAAATTCAATGGTCGTTTCACCGTCTAATAAAGTTGCCGTTTCGAACGTTTGTTCGGTTGCCGTTTCGAACATTGACTTGATTTTACCAAGTTCGTTCATTACTTTTTCAAATGCGTTCATGTAGTGTTTTTTATATTATGTAAAGTTGTTCGAAAATTTATATTTCACCAAGTTCCTTCAATTTAGATTCCGACCAACGAAGTCCAGCTTTGCCACCCCACAACAAGAATGAAATCGTTCCACAAGCGGACGTGTCGCTTTCATTGTAGTAAGCTTCAGCGCGTGACAAGTACGAATACATTCTTTTGATTATAGCAACCGATACGGTGTCACGATTCGCCAACGTAGTCGCGCGTAAACGACCAACCCTTGTGGCGCATTTGTTCCCATTCTTTTGATTCAATTCAATTCCACGTTTCGCATTATTTGAAACCGCTTCAGGATAGTCGTTGAACATTCGGATTCGTTCGATGTTGCGTCGCCATAATTGAACTTCTTTCAAGATTGCTTCGAATTCGGATTCTTTGGTCTTGTCCGTTTCAAGCAACATGAAAACACCTTCAATCGAGAATCCATTGAATTCACCGTTCTTCGCTTTTTCAAACAACGCCTTGTCAGTCACTTTGTAAGACACCAACCATGAACCGTCGTTCGCGTCCTTGAATCGTTCAGGCGCGGTGAATCCACGTTCGTTGTCAATCTGGTAAGACATAATCATGAACACGCCGTCAACGACCTCATGTGGATTGTGGTCAAGATTCACGTTGTTGAAATTGTTCCGACGTGCGTAATCAAGAACGATGTCGCGAATGGCGTCCTTCTTAAATACGACATAGTATTCTTCTTTCGATTCTTCGTCGTAACGATAAATCGGTGTGTCCGCTGAAATCGCAATCCCGGTGATGACTTGTTGTTCTTCGTTGAATTCGTACTTGACTTTCTTTCCGAACATTTCGAAGTTCTTTTCATGCGCTGGAAATTCAACCAACGAATTGAATGACACGGTTGTTTCTGGATCGTTCAAGTCAATAACGATTTCGTAAATTGGTAAATCTTTTTTCATATTACTATATTATGTAAATTTGTTCGATGACATTTGTATTTCCCTACCGAAGAAGTCGCGATGACTTCGACATTCAACAATCAATCCGATTCATTCGGATGTCTTTTCCTGAAGCGCATATCGTCACCGTTGGTGACAAGGTCGCGACCATTGACAACATTCCTTGTCCACAATTAAACAACATTCGTGGTTCGGACGTGACGAATAAAATGTTGACGTATGCGCGTGAACGTGGTGGTGAATTCATCTACATGAACGACGACTTTTATATCACGCCAAAACTTCGCGCCGACATTCCGATTCACGTCGGTGAATTCGAATTGAATATACGACATCCTTCACACTATCGTGAAGCAATGTTCAACACGATTGAATTCTTGAAATACTATGAACGCCCGTTGTGGAATTTCGAAACACATTCGCCAGTGTTGATGAATTCGGATAAGTTGCTTGAAATCTTTGAACTTATCGAATGGCAACGATACAACCATTTTATCAAATCAATTTACTTGAACATGAACTTGCCTGAATTAATTCGCAAAGGTCACAATGTCAAGCTTGCAAAAGACAACATTCCCAAAGCTGAAGAATTGCTTCGAACTTATGGTTGCTTTTCCACGTCCGATTCATTCCTAACAACGCGCGGTCGGTCATGGATCAAAAACTTGTTTTGGATTCCTGAAGCTTGACTTTGTTTTGCGTTTGACTAATGTCGCTTTCAAGGACAAAAACTTGTGACGAAGGAATGTTGTTGGTCATTGCGCCTTGTTCACCAAGCAATCCAGCCGTTGACGTTCCAGTTGTCGAAGCCGTGAAGGACGAAGCACCAGCACCAGCCATTGAAGCACCACCACCACCACCAGTTGAAAAGTTCGGCGCACTTGGTGCTGAACCAGCTTTATATTGTTGATTCGCGATTGCAAGTGCTTGCGTCACACCTATGACACCAGCCGACGCGATACCAGCGATTCCCATGGGTGATGGTGGCGGTCCGAATTGTGCGATTGCCTTCACGATTGCGGACGCCGTATCGATTGCAACCTGACCAAGCTTGATTGCTTTGTCACGCATGAATTGTTGCTTCTTAATTTTTTCTTCAGCTTCGTAAGCTTGAACCTGAACAGCGTATTTTTGTTTCGCGAACTTTTCTTCAATGGCGGTCTTTTGTTCAGCGGTCAATCCTTCAGCGCTTAATTCAGCTTGCATTTTCGCGTCAAGATTTTCAAGGTCTTCATCGCGTCGTCCTTGTATCTTGTTCAATCGTGCTTGGTCGATTTCGTCCATTAAAGCGTCAACGGTCTTCAAATGATTCATGACCATTTGCGCATTTTCAAGGAATGTCGAAACATCCTTCAAAGATTCTTCACGATTTTTGATTCCTTCTTCTTTCGCTTTTTCCGAAGCTGTTTTATTGATTTCAAGAATCTTGTCCGCTTTCTTTTGTTCCAGAGCAATCAAAGCGTTGTCATGTTGTTCCTTGGTGATTCGTTCGTTTTCATCCGTTGAATTCAATCGACGAAGCAATTCTTTTTTTGCGTCTTCGGTTGTCTGGTTCAATTCTTCAAGCGCCTTTTGCTCGTCGTCCAAAACAATATCGTTCAGGAATTTTTGTCGCTCACGTCGCTTTGTTTCATTGTCAGCGTCAATTTTCAATTGCGCGTCGGAATATCTTTTTCGAACTTCAGCTTTTTTAGTTGCTTCTTCAGCTTCAAGTTGTGCAACCAATTGCGCGCCTTGTTCACCAAGTTGTTTTGCTTGTGTGATTTTTTGAAAGTATTCATCTTGAATGTCATCGAGTTCGTTTTGCATAGCGGATTGCTTCGAACGTCGGATTGCTTCGTCACGCGCTTCTTCTTCAGCAATCATTTCATTGTTGTGCTTTCTTAAATCTTCTTTCGATTTTTCGTCCGCTTGTGCTTGTGCTTGTTTAATTTTTTCATTTGACTTTTGTCGCGATTCAAACGCTTTCTTTGCATTGTCTTGCGCTTGTTTTTCGACCTCGTGGTTGTGTTCGGCAACCATTACTTCAATCGCGTTCTTCGTTGCGACATTGTCTTTGTAGCTGTCCGCAATTATTTTCTTTGAAGCTTCAAGTCGTTTTTTCAACGCTTTGTAACGGTCGGAATCCACGTCTTCATTTTCAAGCAACAATTCCATTTCAGCACGAATCGCTTGCATTTTTGATTTTTGAACTTCAAGAAAAACGCGACCGCTTGCCAAGTGCGCTTTCGCCTTCATTAATTCCATTTCATAGGTGTCCTTTCCTGAAGCTTTCGCCATGTTGATTTCGTGCGTATATTTCGCGTCGGTTGCGTCTTGTTCTCTTTTGATTGCACGCGCTCGCTTGTCAGCATTTTTGATGACCGCTTCGGTGTGGTCTTGTGCGTTCTTTTTCATCCTCGCTGTTTGTGCGTCGTCAACAGCACCAAAGTATTCAAGCGCTTTGACCACGCCGTAAATAACAACAAGCAATGGCGCGAACGCAAGGACAATAAGTCCGATGGCAATCTTCGCACCCGGACCAAGCTTTTCAAATTCTTCACGCGCTATCAAAACATATTTTGAAATGGTGTCGAAGTTAGCAATCAACAATCCAAGCGCAACAACGATTGCACCGATACCAGTTGAAATCAAAGCAAGTCGAAACAATTTCAACGCACCAGTCGAAGCGGATGTTGCAACGGTGCTTGCTACGGTTGCACCAGTTTGCGCACCAATCGCGGTCGTTTGTGCGGTGGTTGCAACCGTTCCTTGAACGAACGATGAATTCTTTAATTTTTCCCAAGCCGTCCGAAGCTGGATTCCGAGAATTGAATCCGAATTTAATTTGTTTGCAATCGTCGTGACTGAATTCACAAGACCTTGAACCGCTTGAAGCTTGACCATTGTTTGTGTCAATTTCTCATTTTCAACACCAGTCAAAGCCATTGCGCTTTGAACACCCATGAACGCCGACGCGCCGACTTCGATTCCAGCCATTGCCGTGTCAAGACCAACGAAGTCCGATGACAACGCGGTCGTTTGCGCTTTCAAGTCACCGATTTCGTCCTTCAATCCTGAAGCGTTTTGTAACGCTTGCGCACCAATCGGTGAACTTGCACCAGCTTGAATTGCGATGTTCTGGTATTCCTTCATTGTCTTGGTCATGTCACGCATTGACAATCCACCAGCTTCAAGACGTGCGTCAAGTTCCGCAAGCCGTTGCGCCAGTGCGTCGGTTCCGCTTGTATCTTGTGCGATGTCTTGTGTGTGCTGTAAATCTTTGCCAAGTTGATTGACCGCCTTGTCCGCGTTTTGAAGGTCTTGAACCGAATTCCCGGTGTTGACCTTGACGGTGAAGACCGCTTCTTTGTTTGCCATAAAGCTTTGTTAAAAAGTCGTTTATATTATTGAATTATTGTTTACTTGTGTTATTACCGTCAACGGCGTTTAACGTTCAGTTTCGAATTCATCTTCTTGCGGTGTTCCTTCACCTTGGATCAATCGCAACAATTCGACTTGTGTCGTTCGGTCTTTGGTTGAATCGTAATCGCTTATCTTTTGCAAACGATACACAACGCCATTGATGTTGATTAAGTTGCGGAAATCAAGCGTATTGATTATTGCCGTGTCAATCTTTGCATAACAAGTCAAAAGCTTTCCGTAACGTGACACAAGTTCCTGAATAAACGTGTTGTGATATTGCAACAAGTTGTTGTTCGTGTAAACCGTCGCTGGATAGTAAACCGATTCAGGAACACCGAAGTTCAAGTCCGATGTCGGTGTGTCGATGTCGTCCAAATGTCCGACGTAAGGATATGTCGTCAAGTTGGTTTGGTGGTTGAATTCGTCGTGATATTTCCATGTAGCTGGACGCATTCGACCAACGTACACGATGAACGCCGTTCCTTTTTTCGGAACGATTTGACCATTCCCCACGGAATCAAGATTGACTTGATAAGGACAAGGAACAATTAAATCTGCATGAATTTCAACCAAAGGTTTTTGACTGAACGGTAATGTCATGTTCGTCACTTGCGTCGCGTATTGACTTTGTGACAAGATTTGAAATTCACCGTAGTTGTCAAGGAATTCGTTTTGATATTGTGTGTTGAAAAAGTCACCGTCTTGTTTGAAGTTGAAATTGTATTCCTTCGACGCATAGTTGATTGTCGGTTGAACGTTCAGTTCTTTCGAATAGTCAATCAATTGCGTCCAGTCAAGCGCGTCTTGTGACGACGTGTAAAATTCCGACAACGGTTCGATTTCCAAAACACTTGGATTGTCCGTCGCTGGTTTTACCATTAAATTGAACATCGTTATTAAACCTTTGAAGAAAACGTCACCAGTCATGTCAGGCAAAAAAGACGCAACCGAAACCGTTCCACCCGGCGCAAGTTCTTGAAGTGATTTGACGAAATTGACTTGTGTTCCTGAAGTGCTTAGTGAAATGTTTCGTGTTATGTTGTTCACACCAGTCATGGTTGACGAAGCGGTGTCAACAATCAAAGTTACTCGGAATGTTATTGCGTCGTTGATTGCGCAATTTATTTGACGTGAATAATTGAATGTGAAGTTGTTCGTGTAGTTACCAACCACGTTGTCACACACACCTTGGTAAATCACGTCTTGCGAAATGTTTACGCCATTCTTGTAAATCGTCAAGCGCAATTGAAAAGCAAAGTAATTCGTTGCGGTTTGGTCAAAGGTCACATCGAACTGGTGATTGCCG